GCCGTGTGGTACAAGGTTTCATTGCCGCTAACATGACTGAAACCAACAAGATTGGTTACATCGCTTCGTTCCCTATTCCAGAAGTAGTGCGTGGTATTAACGCATTCATGTTGGAAGCACAGAAGCACAATCCAGATATTGAAGTAGATATCATCTGGCTTTACACCTGGTTTGATCCAGCGAAAGAAGCTACCGCAGCACAGGCACTGATTGATGAAGGTGCAGATATTATCGTACAGCATACCGACTCCCCTGCTCCAGTACAAGTGGCAGAAAACAATGGAGTATACGCATTCGGTCAGGCTTCTAACATGAGCCGCTTTGGACCTAATGCACACCTGGTTTCGATTGTAGACGATTGGGATTCTTACTACGTTGACCGTGTTGGTCAAGTAATGGACGGCACCTGGACTGGTGGCGATACCTGGTGGGGATTCACTAAAGACGGTCAAGGTGGTGAAGTAGGTATGGTTGCTCTGGAAAGCTACAACGTAGCTGCTATGGGGGCAGGACTTGTACAGCAGGCACAGGCTCTCGAAGCTCAGCTTGCCAGTGGTGAACGCCATGCATTCCCGTGTGAAGGTTTGCTGAAGCAAGATGGTTCTGTTCCTGAGGAGTGTGCTGCTGGTGCAGAGCACTTGGACGACTGGCCAACTCTGCTGTCCATGAACTGGTTCGTAGAAGGCATTGACGCATCAGTACCGAACTGATTAATCTCTACGTAGTCATCCAGTATGACGAAGAAGACTGCTGGGCACCGCCTAAAACGGTGTCTGCCAGACTTTCCTATTATGATGCTATGGATGAAATGGAAAGATTAAAAGAAATAAATCCAGTTGATCTGCATCAAGTTATGATGATAGAATGCAATCAACCAGGAAAGAAATAGTATAAATAATATAGTGTGCACGCATTATATAAGGAATTAGATATGGATTTCCATAAATTACGACAGCAGTTAGCTGAAGCTACTAATTCAGCAAAAGATCATGTATCAGCATCATATGACTATATGCCTGATCATAATAAAAAAGTAGTTTCTAGAAAAGAGGTTTTAAACCATGCTCAACAGCATGGCGGAAAATCTATTAAAGTTACGAACATGTATCAAGGTGCCGGAGGTGGCGGTAGCGCAGAAGTACATATTAAAGGACATGTTAAGCATGTCATGAAATTTATAAACCATCACCATGATGAAAATTATTCACATGATCATGCTGGTCATAAACAGTTCAAAAAAGACTTTGGTTAATAAAAAAGGGGGACCAGCGATAAGCCAGTCCCCCTTTTTGTAATATTAAACTATTACTATTTGTTCTTCCAAATCATCCAGAGTACCCAGACTGCCAACAGTCCTACAAGACCACTGGAGCCAAGGGAATCTACTACACCAGTTACATTGTCGATTACGCTGACGCCGTCTGGCATAAATGGTACCGCACCGAGACCAAGCAGCTCAGCTACGATAGTAAGAGCGAGAAGGCTTACGCCGAGATCAGCAAGGTGACCTACCCAGCCTTTTACACTTTTGATGATATCCATTATATCCTCCGTTAATGTTAATATAACTAAGTATTTATAAGTTGCTTAATTGCACGACTTATAATTGAATACCCATACGATCTGCTGCACGAGTGTAGCCGTTCTTAGTCCGAAGGAACGTACGCTTACCCTTAGTCATAATATCATCGCTCATTGTGACTTCCCAGATTCCAGTACCTTTAGGACCTACCTCAAACCTAACGTAGATGACTTTCTCTTCAATTGCGTCTGTGAATATCCCATTCATATCGATCTCACCGGACTTAGTTAATGCCTGAAGCATCTTCTCACACTCATACATAATTTGTATGATAGTCGGATTGCTTTGCTTTTTAAGATAATCGTTTTGCGAAATGAAGTTGACAAAATCTCCAAGATCATATTTGTTCTTTTCAGTCCTGCCTGCGGCCTTTGGATCAATGAGATTGGGGTGTAGCGAAGCTACAGCTCGTATTGGTCCCATAACAATGCTAGCATCTCTGAGCTGCTCTAGAATTTTTTGCTGATGAGTATTCTGCCAGTGGCGCTTCTTCTTATCATCTATAGAAAGCAGCTTTAAAATATCTCCTGGTTTTACTGTGTTGGTAGTCTTACCACTCTTTGCTGATATAGTATAGAGCCTGCCTTTGTCTTCTATACCATAGTCCATCAGCGGCTCGTTTGGTCTAATGGGCACATAGATTCGAGCGCTACTAGAAAATTTTATACCCTTAGACTTCATCATTTGCTGATTGATTATACCGATCGGACCTAGTACCTCACCAAAGTCCTTGTTAATATCGTTAAGTGGAATATCATTCTTGACTTTATTGAATATATTAGCTAGCTCTTGCTTAGTCTTATTGCCATTGTAGTGCTCTACCAGATAGAACAGATATGACTTGAGTTCAGGCTTTAAGTCCTTGCGATCGGCAATCGCATCATATACGTTTTTATTATATTCCTTTAAAGTCCATCTTTTATCTTCAGAGGCCACGTTAAAGGACTGCGGCTTGAGAGACACTGCGGCAGATGCCTTGACTCCGGGTTTTGTAATGTTATTAAAAGTCACTCGACCTTTCTTATCATCTACTAAGATAAGAGCTCTAGGTTCATATGAAGGAGAAGATACATATGTGATCTTAGTTCCAGCCTTAACTTCTCCTATGACTCTAGCAGTGTCAATAGGATCGTAGATCTTACTGTCTTTTCTAATTGTAGTAGGAACGTCTCCTCTACCTTGAAAATACTTTGTCCATGCTGCTGCACCTAAAGAGGCCATTCACGTCTCCTAGTTAGCTAGCGGGTTATCCAGCGCTTCCTGAATCTTAGCCATTAGCCGTTCTTCTAATTGTTCTATTTCTCTATCTGTATCACGGTAGAGCTGATCGCGCTTGTTATCAAACCTCTGATCTGCAATATCAATCATCTCTCTGACCTCAGTCTCAGCTTCTCTTACAGCATCTTCAATACGATCAACCATCAGCTCTAGGCGAGCAACATCATCTTTTAAATCATTCTTAATGTTTCTAGTATACTCTGTTGCTTGTAGTACTGACTCTTCAGTCCGCTGCATCTTTTGTTCCATGACAGATAGCTGTTCTTGGAACCCGCTGAGATCAGGAGCCACGTATGAGGTGATCATCTCCTTCATGTCCATGTAGTCCTTATAGACTTCAAAGCCACCATAGAGACCACCTACGAGAGTGGACAGACCCATAGCCACAGCTACCATCTTACCACCTTTGAACTTGATCCCAGCGAATTCTATCTCAGCCATTTTTAGTCCTTAATAGCTTTCTTGTTTAACTGCTTAGCAGTAATAAATCCTGCAACAAAGGCGATAGCCATACTACCTACCAGGAGTGCAGAGTGCCAAAGAATAAATGCCATTTACTTCTTCATCCCTTCTAAACCTTCCTTTGCATAGAATGCAGCTACAATAGCAGCAACCGATACAAAGTACGTTGGAGCAATATCTTTCAGTAGACCGGAAGCTGTTTCCTGTCCAATGAGAGACGCGATAACAATGGCAAAAGGATAGAGTAACATACCAAAGAGAGCGAACCACGCCATCCCTCTCTGAGCATCCTGCTTCTTATCATCGTTTTCGATTTGAAGCATTCGTTCAGCTTTTGCCATTTCTTCGTCCGTTACGATTCCATCTCCGTCCTCGTCGAACTGATTATATATGGAATCCGCTTGTAGGGTTTTAGCCACCTAAACCTCCTACACTTTCGAATGCTGATGTAAGTTGCGGTGCAAAGGAGGATGCTGCCCAGAGCATAGCACCGATAGCACCTACACCGATAATTACCCACTTCATCTTCATGTCATCTACAGACATACGAATACCAATTAACTCATTGCTAAGAATACGCAGAGACAGTTCCATCTTGCCTTCTGGCATATCGATTGGAACCTGAGGTTCATTTTTCTTTTGCTCTTCAGCCATTACTTTAATCCTTCATCTAAGATATCTTCTAAAATAACAACACCTTTTGCTACCAATCTTTCTCTATTGGAAAGGTGTAAAGCGTGAATATCATCCTTACTTTGGCCATGATACGGTACCGCATGGCCTTCATCAATCATAATTTCAGTCAGCAGCTTCTTGTCATGACCTATATAAAAGTCACCAAGAATTCTACCAAACTTACCTTTCATATCTTCTCCGTCCTTGGCAGCAAATGTCTTGAGAACCACGTTTTCACCCAGTAACTCAATGACGCGGTTTTTAGCTGCAAGGCCGAATAACTTTTCGACTTTGTCAGATGTTCTAGATTCTGGTGTGTCGATGCCCATGATGCGAACACGCTCATCCTTTAACCATACTCCGAATCCTAAATCAATGTCGACGTCAACGGTATCACCGTCAACAACCTTAACTAAATTCGCTTTATACTCGTACACTGTTTGTTTCTCCTATTGGAACTGTAATGCCCGAAGTTGTTGTATCTCTTGTTCAAGTCGCATCACTTCCAACTGTTTCTTACGCAGTTCGAGTAAATATAGTTCATTGCAATCAATTCTAGCTTTTGGCTTTTGACCTAAAGGAATGATAATTCTAGCAAAGACGCCAACGTCTCCGACGCGCGAATCAACATAACCACTAAGGGGATCAGTATATCCCCTGCCAATAATGCCGGTTACCCCAAACTCTAAGTTGGTAGCAGAACCAATTGCATTAGAACAATCTAGATCACCCGCCTTGAACCTATCTGACTGGTATGAACCAGGTGCAGTAGGCAAGGATAGGTTTAAAGAGCTAGACTGTCCAAATGCAACAGAGGCATATAGTAGTAACATTATAAGAATTATGAGGAATACTTGAAATTTGGAGTAACTAATCATAATCATTATACCTTAGAACAGATTCTAGACTCTACGCCAGACACTGGAGCATTCAACTCGAACTGCTTGGAGGTAGTACAGATGTATTCAATGCGGTCGCAGTCTGCTTCTCTGATGTAAATTTCTACAGACTCTTGACCTAAGTAACCGACGTTGATAAGCTTTTGAGTTGTTGCAAACGGGACTGTGTTCCATTCCTCGTCATAGACTGCAATCTCATAGTACTCAACGTCTTTTCTTTTATTGAAAATCTTCATAGTGGTCACGACGATACCATCCATGAACGATGGTTCGAACTTGGGATACGTTGGTGTCCACTCATGAGCATATGCGGTAGTGGCCATCAAGGCTGCCACTACCGATGTTAATAAAGTCTTCATTAGCTGGCGATGCACTCCGCTACTACGTTAGCAGCATATTCGCCACCAGGGAAAGACTTGCCATAACCATAGTCTACGGAAGATTCAATCTGGAACCAAGTAGAACCAGCAACAGTTAAGTCGTATTCTGTCACGTTGTCGTACTCGACCTTAGCTGCTTCATAGCCAGCCATTCCAGTATCAGATGTTTGCGATACAGTTACCTCACCATCCCACGCAAGTGCATCATCAAGTGTTGGTGATGTTGCAAAAGAGTTAGGCCAGGAAATTTTGGCAATGTAGTAGTCTGCAGCAGTAACGTCAAAACGTACCACTGGATCTACGCCACCTTTAACAGGATCTGTATCTAATTGGTCTGGAGCTGGGTTTCCGTATACGCCTGCTACGGAAGTGTAGATGGAGCACTTAGAAGCCACGTTTCCCGTGATTGGGACGCTTTCAGCATTAGCCGTAGTACCTACGACTGCAACTGCGAGCGCTGCAAAAAGTCTTAACATTTGTTATTCTCCGGTTAATTGTTCTCTATCATATTGAGAGCGTACCATAGAATAATGTTTGGCATCACTAGCCAACTGTCTCAGCGCCCTGTTATTATCAGGCAATGATGTATCTTCAAGTTGCAGAGTATCCTCATATACTAATACTTCAGGATAGTCTACTTCATAATATGGTTGAATTAGAGGATCGTTTGCAAGCTGTTGTAATAATCCCTGTTGAATAAATCCATCGATGAATCCACCAACGTCAGGATCAGTCTGCATACTCTTTTCTAAATCTTCCTCTTCATCTTCGACGATTTCTACTTTTTCGTTTTCGTTTTCAATTTGTCTGCCCTCTTGCATCTCTAACCAGTATTCATAGAACTCATCTTCTGGATCGACATACTCGATGGTGCTTACATATTTATAAACAGCGTCCAAAAAACCTGGACAATTTGGATCAGCTAAGGGGTTGGTGCATATAATATTTGTTTCATCAATATCCATTCTGTAAAGGTATATAACAGATGCATCACTAACCGTTCCATCACCGTCTACAGTGATAGAACCATCGCCCCATTGCTCTCCAGGAATACCATCGAATCTAAAATTCTTTAGAATCGAGTTACCAGGCAAACCAGACCAGTCATCAACTTCTTCAAAAACGTATCCACCATTTATAGCATCTTCGTTTCTGACATATACGGTAGCATCAGCCGCTGGGTCCTTAGACATAACATAATAGTATGTTACGCCATTGACCTGCAATGATACGTTGGGTGATGAAAAATCTGGTAGAACATTTACGGGTGACCAGGTTAATCCGTCATTGACTGCGTTATTAGTAACTCCGTAGGTGGTATCAGCCTCCGCCGAGTAAGACGGCAAGAATACCGAGAACGAGAGCGCCACCGATAAGAGTGGTCCTAGTGTCCGGATCAATGTTCATTCCTATACCTGGTTGAGAATCGGGTCTGCGTGACTGGTTGGACGGATCGTTCCATTCTGACTTTGCTTCTTCACCGATCTTACCGTCGATAGGGCAAGGTGTACCTGCGTCCATCATGGCCTGAAAGATTCTGCCATCTTGACACATAACTGATACGGCAGCAACTTTCATACCCATATCGTATAGAGTCTTGGCGTTCTTTAGCTTCTCACAGTTCATGTCTCTGACAGTAGATCCTGCCGAGATCCCCAGGATCTGCGTCTGTACAGCACCTGATACGCCGACCGTACACAGGTCAGAGTTTGCTGTATTGATGTTAGGAGAGATTGCCGTAGGAGGTGCAGTGATGACTGTGTTGGTCGAGTCACTGGTTGTCGTTACGGTACTTGTTGTGGTATTCTCTGTGACAATGGGATCATTTGTCGTGGTCGTGGTCTCTTCCTGAGCCACCGCTGCTGAAGCCGCCAGTGTCATGATAAAAGCAGCAAACATTCTTTTGAACATGGCGTTTGCCCTTTATGATATTAGTATAATATTTATAAAAAAAGAGGTGTACATTCAAGCCTGAATAATATATAATAACTCTCTAGAAATAGAAAGGAGCCCCTATGTCTTCCGTTATGGATAAACTTAAAAAGAACTCTAGGCTTAATCACACAGCAGTCCTGTCTGAGTCTAAGTTCTTTACTGAAAAAGATATGATTCCAACTGACGTTCCTATGCTGAACGTCGCCCTGTCTGGTTCACTTGAAGGTGGACTGACTCCAGGCCTTACGGTTCTTGCCGGTCCATCCAAGCACTTTAAAAGCTCATTCGCTCTAAAGATCGCATCGGCTTATATGAAGAAGTATCCTGAAGCAGTGATGCTGTTCTATGATTCCGAGTTTGGTTCGCCACAGGAATACTTCCAGAACTTCGATATCGATACTGGCCGTGTACTGCACACTCCTATTACCAACGTTGAGGAACTAAAGTTTGACCTGATCAACCAGCTCGAGCAGCTGGAACGTGATGATAAGGTGATCGTCATCATTGACTCTATCGGTAACATCGCTTCCAAGAAGGAACTGGAAGATGCACTGAATGAGAAGTCTGTAGCCGATATGTCACGTGCAAAAGCATTGAAAGGTCTGTTCCGTATGGCAACACCATACTTGAGTATGAAAGACATTCCGATGCTTGCAATCAACCATACATACCAAGAGATCGGTCTGTTCCCTAAGGCTGTTGTTTCTGGTGGAACAGGAATCTATTACTCAGCAGATAACATCTGGATCATTGGCCGTCGCCAGAACAAGGTGGGCACCGAGATTGAAGGGTATGACTTTGTAATCAACGTGGAGAAGTCCAGATATGTACGGGAAAAGAAAATCATTCCTATCTCAGTTACTTGGGAAGGTGGCATTGATGAGTATTCCGGTCTACTTGATGTGGCTCTGGCAGGTCAGTTCGTCGTCAAACCGAAAAACGGCTGGTACGCCAAAGTCGACCAAGAAACAGGAGAGATCGATGGGAAAAACTTTAGGCAAAAAGAGTTAACAAAAGACTTCTGGTATGATATAATTACCTCTGATAAATTTAAGAAGTTTATTGAAGATCAGTACAAGATTGGTATCGTACCTGAAGAGGTCGTAACAATCGTAGATGAGGACGAGCTTGAAAATGCATAAGAGAGATGTAGACTATGAGCTCCTTGAAGGTCCAGAAGAAAAGTACATCTATTTCAAAATAATGTCTGGGGAATACAAAGACGTCATCTTGTACTATTATGATGTAGGTATCTCAGAAGAAGTTGAAGAAGATGATGTAGTATTGTCCTTTAGCTATAATATTATGTCTGGTCATCATATTATCGAAGACACTTCTAAGTTTGAAACATACCTTGGAGATCTTTTTTCCGACGCTCTTATTAATGGCTTAACAGATGGGAACCTTGAAATTCATGCCGGAGACTCTGAACAGGACGATATTACGATCACTCTTGACGAATGAGAGTTATCTACGTAAAGTTATTCCATTCCTAAAACCAAACTACTTTGAAGGTCCGCTGAAAGTAATCTTTAAGCAGATCGGCGCCTTTGTGGATAAGCACAACACCTTACCTACTCTGGAAGCATTCCGTATTGATCTTGAACAAGATGAACGTATGTCTGATGACATGTTCACTGAGATTTCTGCAATGCTTCCAGAGATCTTTTCTGCTGTAGATATCGATGAGGACTTCCTACTAGAAAAGACTGAGAAGTGGTGCCAGGAACGCGCGCTGCATATTGGGATCATGAAGTCTATCGATATCCTGGATGGTAAGGACGATAAGCTGACCAAGAATGCTATTCCTGACCTATTAACTGAAGCATTGGGTGTTGCTTTTGATTCATATGTAGGTCACGACTATATCGATAACGCTGAAGAGCGCTATGAATTCTATACTCGTGATGAAGAGAAGCTCCCGTTCGATCTGGATAACTTCAATAAGATCACTAAAGGTGGTCTGCCTGATAAGACGCTGAACATCGCACTGGCAGGAACTGGTGTTGGTAAATCCTTGTTCATGTGTCACGTTGCAGCAAGCTCAATGCTTCAGGGTAAGAATGTCCTATATATCACTATGGAGATGGCTGAGGAACGTATCGCTGAACGTATTGATGCCAATCTACTTGATATTCCTATTGATCAGTTGGAGAAGCTTCCCAAGACAATGTTTACCGAAAAGGTCAATGCCATCGCTAAGAAGACCGTTGGTAAACTGATCGTTAAGGAGTATCCCACTGGAGCAGCCCATGTGGGGCACTTCCGCGCCCTGATGAAGGAGCTTAAGCTTAAGCGATCATTTGTACCCGATATCGTATTCATTGACTACCTCAATATCTGTGCATCTTCCCGCATGAAGGCAATGGGTGGTGCTATCAACTCCTACACCTATGTCAAGGCTATCGCCGAAGAACTGCGTGGACTGGCGGTTGAATTTGCGGTACCTCTGGTTAGTGCAACACAAACCACCAGGTCTGGTTATGGTAACTCCGATCCTGGACTTGAGGATACCTCTGAGTCGTTTGGTCTGCCTGCTACGGCTGACCTAATGTTTGCTCTGATCTCTAATGAGGAACTGGAACAGTCTGGGCAAATCATGGTCAAGCAGCTTAAGAACAGGTACAACGATCCAGGCAAATACAAGCGCTTTGTACTTGGAATAGATAGATCAAAGATGCGGCTCTTTGACGTAGATGTTAAAGAGCAGACTCTTGTAGATGACGGGATTCCCGTATTTGATAAAACGCCTTCCGGTGATAAATTTAAGGACTTTAAGATATGAACCAAACCGTGCTTCCAGTTGGCATCACTTCCTCAATGATTAATGCCTATGCAGATGGCACAGGTAAGAAAATGTCTGCTCAAGATATTATTGTGTATTGTGCCAGAATTTCCAATCCTAAAAATCAAAACAGTGATGCACCTGCAGACAAGCTTCTAAAGTATTTGATGGAACACAAGCACTGGTCACCTTTCGAGATGGTTGATATGGTGATGGAGATTAATACGACACGAGATATTGCTCGTCAGATTCTTCGGCACCGTTCATTCTCTTTCCAAGAGTTTAGTCAGCGGTATGCTGATCCGACCCGGGACTTGGCAGTGTACATGCGTGAAGCACGGCTGCAGGATACCAAGAATCGTCAGAATTCCATTGAGACGGATGATGACGAACTGAAGTGGGCGTGGGAAGCTAAACAAAAACAAATTGTCCATGAGGCCCAGTTGGCGTACAAGTGGGCTATTGAGAATGGGATTGCTAAGGAGCAGGCACGTGCGGTACTGCCAGAGGGTAACATGCAGTCTCGCATGTACATGAAAGGCAGCGTTCGATCATGGATTCACTATTGCGAACTACGCTGTGCCAATGGTACACAGAAAGAACACCGTGAGGTTGCCTATAAGTGTGCAGGTATTCTAAAAGATCATCTGCCATTCCTAAAGAAATGGTACAAGGAATTGGAATATGACAGATAAAATTCTAATCTCCGAATACTGGATTCAGGACAATGGTGGACTGGTTAAGGTATACAGAAGCGGCGCGACCTATGAATTGGTAGCTGAAGATATGGATGGTACGGTATTTCTTAGATCTGAAAACATCAGAACTTTGCATTCAGCAGAGAACCGCGCAGAGGAAATAGCACTGTTAGTGTGATGGATAAACGTAAAGAAGCAGCTAGGTTATTCTGGATGGTTAAAGGTTACTTGATGCCTGAGCACTTCACGGATAGTGACATTGAATATATACTAACAAGCTACACAAAAAGAGTGTGGCATAATCATGAAGTGAATGATGAAGGCTTTGAAGAGGCCTGGGAGAATAGAGAATGAAGATCATTGCCGGCCCATGCCAGCTGGAAAGAAACTCACTAGGCGTGGCAAGATACTGTCAGAACATGGCAGAAAAATACGGTTTAGAATATTACTTTAAGGCAAGTTTCGATAAAGCCAATCGTACATCAATGGGTGCAGAGCGGGGCGTAGGACTAGAATCTGCCATGATTATCTTTGATGAGATTAAGGCGGAACTTGGATGTAAGATCGTAACCGATATACATACTACAGGTCAGGCAGCTCTGATCAAGAGTTCTGTCGACGTACTACAAATCCCTGCTTTCCTGTGCAGGCAGACCGACCTATTACTGGCAGCAAAGAACACTGGAAAGATCGTAAACGTAAAAAAGGGTCAGTTCCTAGCACCGTGGGACGTTGCAGGAATTATCAGCAAGATTGGAGAAAACAATGTCTGGATTACTGAAAGGGGCACTAGCTTTGGCTATAACACCCTTGTTAATGACTTTACTGGTCTTCAGTACATTGCTGAGAATTATAGTACTCCCCTTATTTTTGATGCCACTCATAGCGTTCAGAAACCCGGTGGCCTCGGCGGTTCTTCTGGTGGTAATCGTAACTATGTATCTGCTTTGGTACGTGCCGCTGTTGCAACTAAGAATGTAGATGGCATCTTCGTTGAGGTTCATCCTGATCCTGACAACGCACCATCCGACGGACCAAACAGCTTAAACCTTCCACAATTTGAAATGGTATGCAGAGACATTCGTACTCTGTGTGATGCACTGGGGATTGACTAATGCGACTAAAGCCAATTATTATTATTCCTGCACGTTATAACTCTAGCCGATTCCCTGGCAAGATGCTAGAGAAGTTAGGTGACAAGACCGTACTAGAACAGACGATCGAGACTGGTAAGCGTACTGGTCTTCCTGTCTATGTTGCTACTGATGATCGACAAATTGCAGACCTCTGTATCCGTATCAATCAAGAATACGTAATGACAAGTCCTGACCAGAAGAACGGTACGGAACGTGTAGCGGAGGCTATGGTAAAGCTGATCGATAAACACGGTGAAGAGTTTAGTAACGAGTTTGATTATGTAATTAACCTGCAAGGTGACTCTCCACTTATTCCGCATTATGTATTCAGTATGATGATGGAAGAGTATGAGCGTATGTATGCCTTTGACAAACCATTTGATGTCATCACTCCGACATTCAGAATGAATATGGAAACTGCTGAACGGTTCTTGGATTGCCGTGCAGAAGGCAGAGCTGGTGGTACGACTGTGGTAACTGATACCGATGGAGCTGCGCTGTACTTCTCTAAAGAGATGATTCCATATGGTGCAAACCTGACTAACGTACAGTCCACGTCTTCCAAGATTCCCATGTACTATCATATCGGAATGTATGCATACAAGCCAGAAGCTTTGTTTGAATACTCTATGCTAGAGGAAAGTCCACTAGAAAAGACTGAAGGCTTGGAGCAGATTCGATTCCTGGAGAACGGTTACACAATCCATTGCATGAAGATGAATCCCTTGCACTTTGACTTTTGGGAAGTAAACAATCCTGAGGATATCGAGATCGTTGAAAAGAGCTTGCATCATGTGAGATAGACTCCATTCAACTGTAACATTTAAGTACCACCCCTAATTTGATTTAGCAATAAGTCACTTTAGGGGTTTCTTTTTTGTGAATAATGATTATATTATAATTATCACAACGTAAGGAATACACCACATGTCTGCTCAAACTTCTATCCAGCTCGACGTTTCTTCCGAAGCCTCTTTGGCCGATGTTCAATACTATGCTCGGGAATATAACTGTACCGCTGAACTTGTCACCGAGTTTGGCCCAGCCGGCGGAAACCCGATTTACGAATTCTTCGGTCGACTCGAAGATCTTCAACGTCTCGAAGCAGAATTTTAACTGTTACTGAAATGTAACACCTCTAATTTGATTTTACAAAAAGTCATTTTAGAGGTGTACTTTTGTGTGAAAGTGATTATATTAGTATTATCAACTGAATGGAAGAGACTATCATGACTAAGAAGCAAAAGGTATCAGCCAAGGCCAAAGCCGCTGGCATGCGTAAGCAGATTCGGCTCGTTAAGAAAGAGTTGAAGGGTTTCAACGAAAAGATGGAAGCTCTTCACGTTCAGTTCACTGCACTCATCGAAGGATAACACTAGTGTTGGGTAAAAACTTTCAGATTGGCTTGGCCAATCGCATCATGGCTGATAACGTATGTGTTATGGAAGGTGATGAGGCTGAGCTTCAGCAGGCCTGGTCTACCATCTCTACTTGGCGTATGACTGAAGAATGTCGTGAGCGTAAGATCGACCATGACTTTGTTCGGCGCTGTAATGATGCTGAGCATGCAATTAGCCGACGTGTGGCTGAACTCAAAGCGATTGACGCTGCAACTGACTAAAGGATAATATAATGATTGAAAGTGTTGATATGCCGAACCAAGAGCTGATCCTCATTAAGTTTGAGGACTCCGCTGACTTTATTCAGGTTAACACCATGGACTCTGCATGGAAAGAAATCCTGGAGCGTGGCCCAGACACTCTTGAGTATATCGAGACCTGGGACCCTGAAAAGGAAGAGCGTGCAGCTGCTCGTGCAAAAGCTGCAGACGTTGATGACTTAAAGCTTATGTAAAAGAGGTGTACATGGAAGCTCACATAATGTATGATGATAAGATGTCAGAACTCGAGTCTGACACCGTACTACGTATCGCACACTTTGCTCGTTCTCGCGGCTTTGACTATCACGCCGCAGCTTACACACCGGAAGGTCGTCGTGCAGCTGCTAAGCTCTTTTGGGATCACTACTTTGAAACCGAGGTTGAACTATGAGTAATCAACGACCGGGAAGGACACACCGAGCAACTGCAGGTGACAACCGAGGTATGGGAACAATGGCCTTCTTTAAGCAGGCTGCAATTGCACTAAATGAAGCTGGATATGAAGATCCAGCTTTTTACTTTGAACAGGTTGTAGATCATCTCCGCAGTGGAGGCTCTCTTCCTACAACACAGCGTGAAGTTGAAAAGGTTCTTGGGCTATGAATTATGTTGCAAATGAGGCAGACGCTAAGTTCGCCTCTAACCTCATTAAGGCGGTAAATGCTTATCAGGCTAAAAAAGGTAAACCCCAGTTTCAAATTCAAACTAAAAAGAAAGATATCTACGTCATATTAAGATCTTAATTGTATAAATATATCCGTATATACAGTTTAGATTTAATGGGATAATCGATGGCTCAGTATTCAGTTACCCGCAAAGGGAAATTCTCTTCCCATAACAGAGACATACATGAAGTAGTAATGCTTGCCGATAAAGACGGCAACATTATTAATACTGCAGGGTCTGCATCGAATATCCCAATTGCTGGCGGTGATGTCAGCGGATACTCACATATCAATAAGTTTGGATATCGAGACGTTATTGCTGGTTCATACCAAACCATTTGGGACAAAGCAGCAGACTATACATATGTGGCTGCAGGTCCATTGCTTGTAACTTCTAGTAACACTGCGGATGATAATGGTGGTACCGTTGAAGTTCAAGGATTGGATGAAAACTATCTCCCTGTCACTGAAGTATTGACTATAGGCGGAGCTGCTTCTACAGCTCAATTCTCTAGAGTTTTTAGAGCGCTAATGATTACATCTACAACAAATGGAACGAATCAAGGCACTATCAGCATTAAGAATGGAGCAACTGATGTTGCTCTTATTCGTCCCGAGAATGGCCAAACTCTAATGGCTTTATACACGATTCCAGCAGGAAAGACAGGTTATCTTCTTAAAGTTCATGGTTCTGTAGATGCTAATAATGATGCGACTTTCAGAATTTATGCCAGACCTTTTAGTGGATCTTTTAATGTTAAAGGTATGTTCGGCGTTTTTGCCAATAGCTTTGACTATGACTATCCTGTACCTTTAAGGTTTGAAGAAAAAACAGACCTTGAGATTAGAGGATTATCTCAAAATGGGGTAGGTGGAGGAGCAATCTTCGACTTAATCTTGGTGGATAACTAATATGGCTTGGACAGATATCCTTATGGGTGATGGAAACCCACACCCCTACTGGCAATACAACAACTCTCCGGCTGATCCAGGTGCTAACAGTCCATTGCGACCTTTATGGCAAAAACAGACAAACGGAATTAGAGCATATGGACTCAATAGTCAGAGAGAGGTCTATGTGCAGGTTAGAAGAACATCTGATCCAACCGATCTAGACTTTTCCGCCGGTGAACTTAGCAAAACATTTTGGGACAATAACGTAGTATAATGAATACGTTTAAGAAATTCGTAGCTGAACAGAAGAATACCCATATGACTCACATCGAGGATAATGTCCTCTATGGCGGAGTCAAAGGAACTAGAGATGCTATCCTAGCGCTCAGGTCTTTACGTGATATGATGAAAGGTCAGCATGCAGGAAAGGTCAGCGTGAAGTGGGATGGTGCACCTGCAGTCTTCTGTGGCACTGATCCTACTGATGGTAAGTTCTTTGTTGCTAAGAAAGGTATCTTCAATAAGAATCCTAAAGTATACAAGACAGAAGCTGATATCGATGCAGACACATCTGGTGATCTGTCATGGAAGCTGAAGGTTGCGCTTAAGTTTTTTGCTAGACTTGGAATCAAAGGAGTCATTCAAGGTGATTTACTTTTTACAAAACCTGATATTAAATCCGAAAAGATCGATGGAGTGGATTACATCACGTTTCATCCTAATAAGATTGTCTATGCTATCGAAAAGAACAGCAAGGATGCTCAAGAAATTAGAAAAGCGAAAATCGGAGTTGTCTGGCACACATCCTACACAGGAGACAGCTTCGAAAACATGAAGGCTTCGTATGGAGTAGATGTTACTAAGCTTAAAAAGACTAGCGATGTATGGCAGCAGGATGCAATGCTCCGTGACCTGACTAATATTGCAACTCTTTCTGACAAAGAGACTTCAGCAGTAAACAGACATTTGTCTGAAGCAGGTAAGCTATTCAATCAGATCAAAAGTTCTACTTTAAAAGAACTTCATAATGATCGTAATTTAGCAGAAATGATTGAACAATTCAATAATACATTTGTAAGATCAGGTACACAGATCGGTGATACTACTCAGCATGTTCGTAATCTCATCGCTTTTATCAGTAATAAATATCAGAAAGAAATTGATTCTAAAAAGTCTGAACAAGGTAAGCAAAACTGGAAAAACAAGCAATCTGAAGTAATGAAGTTCTTCTCTCCTGATAATAAGAAGAGCTTAAAGGCCATGTTTGACCTTCAAAAGTCAATTGTGGCCGCAAAGTTATTGCTTATAAATAAACTGAACAGTATTAAGAACATTAAAACGTTCTTAAAAACAACCAAAGGGTTCAGGTCAACTGAGCCTGAAGGTTACGTCGCTATTGATAAGCTGGCTGGTAACGCTGTTAAGCTAGTGAATCGTTATGAGTTTTCAACAAACAACTTTGACCCAACTATTTTAGCGGGTTGGAGTAAATAAAGAGGAACGATATGAAATATCTTATTTCCGCAATTGTGGCTACTGTTGTAGCTGCTCCTGCAATTGCACAAGATGCTGCTGATAATGGATCCGCTCTTATGTCCAACGCAACTGTCGGCGTATCTACCGATCTGGAAGGTAACGCAGACTGGACCGTTGGTGCAGAGTTGGGTATCGCTGGATTCGGTGTAGATGCAGGTTTCACACTCAATGACCGTGGTGACAACGCTGAAGATGACTATGCAATTAGTCTCGGCTCGGGCATGGACCTTGGTTTTGCCTCCCTCGACACCAGCATCAGCTATGCATGGGGTGCAACATCCGGTGCAGACCTGATTGGTCGCGGTGACGGTAACACCTGGGGTGATGTAACACTCAACCCAACCCTGAACATTACTCCTGGCATTATCGGCGGTGAGTATGTATGGGTAGGTGGTTCTATGGACCTCGCTTCCGACGGCGCTATTGACGTTGGTTGGGGCGGAGCTTCCTACGGAATCGGTTATACTCATGACCTGAACGACCGCGCGTCTATCGGTGTTAGCTGGGGTTGGTCTGTTGACGTGGTTGAGGATGAACTCACCGACGTCAATGACTGGGTAACCACTGCTGACGGTATGAAAATTGGCGTAGGCTTCAAGTTCTAATATGATTGGGTTTAAAGACTTCCTCTCCGCTTTAGCTGAGACTTCCTCTCCTAGTGAGGGGGAGTCTTTAGCCCTGTCTGAAGTACTGACTTTCCAAGGAAGACGTAAGAAGGCTATCGCCGCAAGACGCTACAAGCAGAAGCTTCAGCGGCAGAGAAAGATTGCTTTGAGAAGACCAGCCACTTTAGACAGATTAAGAAAAAGAGGTCGTAGATCAGCTACAGATGCTATCACCAAAAGATTCTATGGCGGAAAGAGTAAAAGAACCATGTCTTATGCTCAAAAAGCAAGAGTAGAAAAAAGGATCGCAACAAAGCATCAGCCGGCCATGTCCAGAATCTCAAAGAGACTCCTCCCATCTAAAAGAAAGCTCGATGTTGCTAGACGCTCTGGCGGTAAGCGCCCGTCGGCACCAAAGGTATATTGATTATGATTAATGGTTTTAAGCAGTATCTAGAAGAACAGTCCTCCGTAGGTTATCTCGTCTTTGGACGATTTAATCCACCGACGACTGGTCACGAAAAGCTACTGGATAAGTTAGCTAAGACCGCTAGAGGTAGTAACTATTTTATCTTTACCTCACACTCTACAGATTCTAAAAAGAATCCTCTGGACTACTCCACTAAAATTAAGTTCATGCGCAAGATGTTTCCTAAGCATGCGCGGAATATTATTATGGATAAGTCTGCAAAGATGTGGTATGATGCTGTGATGCACATCTACAACAAAGGCTTTAAGAACCTAGTTATGGTTGTAGGTTCTGACCGTGTACAAAAATTTGAAAAAATTTTAAATGACTACAACGGTAAAAAAGCTAAGCATGGAATGTACAAGTTTGATACTATCAAGGTAGTATCAGCTGGAGAGCGTGATCCTGATTCTGATGATGTGTCAGGAGTGTCTGCTTCTAAGCAGCGTGAGAATGCAAAGAACAATGATTTCCGTAAATTTTCAATAGGTCTCCCTAAAGGAGTTAATGATTCCTTAGCAAAAGATCTGTTTAATGCAGTTCGAAAAGGAATGAATCTCAATGAAAATAAATCATTTGCTCAACATGTTATGCTGGCGCCAGTTTCCGAAACACGTGAGAGCTACGTTAGCGGGGAACTATATGCTGTTGGCAGTTCGGTTCGGTTAAAAGAATCCGAAGAGATTGGCACCGTACACCATCGTGGTTCTAACTATCTGATCGTAGAGTTTGATGGTAATAAGAAGCGTGTATGGTTAGATGCTGTAGAAGAGGCCTGTTGGGACAACTACAAGCAGGTTGGAATGAAGATGAAGAACGGTAAGAAAGTTCCCAACTGCGTTCCGGAAAACAGTAAGACTTCTAGCCCACAGGACCCAGACATTAAAGACCGCAAAGGTACTCAACCTGCGGCATATCATAAAGGCCTCTCTAAGTCTACTAAGGCAAAGAGAGATGCACAGTTTAAGAAACAAGCTAAGATGGCTGACGATGATCCCAAGGCATACAAGCCTGCGCCTGGAGATAAGTCTACTAAGACTAAGCCATCCAAGCACACGTTAAAATTCAAGCATATGTATGGAGAAGCTCATGCTTACCTTTAAATCATATCTTAACGAAGACGCAACTGCAGGATTAAAGAAAAAAGCTGAGAAGAGTGGAATGCCATTAGGTATTTTGCGTCAGGTTTATAATCGCGGGGTGGCTGCATGGAAGACAGGACATAGACCCGGGACCACTCCTCAACAATGGGGAATGGCTCGGGTCAATTCATTTGTAACCAAGTCTTCTGGTACCTGGGGTAAAGCAGACAAAGACTTGGCTTCTAAAGTAAGGAAATAAACTAATGAACTATTTTACTTTTAAAAAGAATCTAACTGAAGCAGTTATTAAAGAAAATCAATATATGCCAAAAGGCGCCACTTCCCGGTCTGCATCAGATCATCATCAAGACCATGCTGAAGATCATAAAGAAATGGCTAAAAAACACCGTAAGATCGGTGGACAAAAGCATGAGGCTGCTGCTAAACAACATGATAAAGCATCTGGCTTGCACCAGGATGCTTCTGACCACCACTATGAAATTAGTATGCACAGACAATCTGGTGGAACACACGATGCTGCACATCGCCAGAATAAAAAAGATGCGATGAATAACAGTAGAGCTGCAGCAACTGCATCTAAAACAGCATATAGCACTAGCCATACGTTTGGTGTAAAATAGGTTTATAGAAATGCAACGGTTTAAAGAGTACTATGAGATTGGTACTGATAAGTATACTAAGCACACCAAGAAGATGACTCCAGGTCAGATGGATGAAGGACCCGGTAAGTCTGAATCTTGGGAAGCTGGTTATAAGCGTAGGGTCGTAAAGACTACTAAGCCTGAGCATAAAGAAAAAGGTTATAAGTGGAGAATCAAAGGTAAAGACCGCCCTGAGATTTCCATTAAGCTTTATAAAGCAAAGCCTTCTTATAAAGAGTTTACAAATCAAATGAAGCGTGTAGCTGGTCACGAGTTTGGGAGCCGATAATGAAGTTTAAAAAATTACGCAATAAAACCAAAGCATGTGAAGACAACGAAGTCTCTAACCGCTCTGCTGCTCTAAAGCCTCAGATGTACAACGATCCTGTTACTGGCAAAAAGAAGGTAAGGATGGTTCCTGCCAAGACTAACATCGTTAAGACCAACGATAAAAAAGACATTGAGGAAGCTCATGATCCTAAGCACGTCAAGATGGCTATCGGTGTTGCTTCTGATAAGCGTTACAAGCAAGGTAACTACAGCGGTGCAGTACGTGCTATCGAGAAGATCAAGAAAGGTCTGTCTAAGCATCCACAAGTTGCTGCTGTCCTTAAAAGACAGAATGAAGCCAAAGACCCTGGTGAGTACGACAACGAGGGTGAAATGGCTAAGAACCAGCTTAAGTCTATTCTCCGTGATGCTGGGCATATGGTCAAAATGTTTGATGATGAAGAGAATCTTCCTGAGTGGGTTCAGAATAAGATTACCAAGGCACAAGATTATCTTCAGTCTGCACACAGCTATATGATGGGGCAGGATAATGGAGATGACAATGACGACGATGATGATGATAAAGATGTAAAAGAATCCCTTAATGATAAGATTAAGGAGAGAGATAGGGCCAGAAGAGAAGCCATGAAGCGCATGACTCAAAGACGGAAAGAAGCCGAAAAGAGAGTGCGCCAAGGATATAAAGGATCTCAAAAATGAAATCATTCGGCTGCTTTATAGATGAACCACCAATTGTGGAACAAGCAGAATACCAGGGTCGTAAGGTAAAGCTTAACGATCCATTCCGCTCCAATGACGGAAAGAAAAAATTTTATGTCTACGTTAAGAATGAAAAAGGTAACGTAATTAAACTTGGCTTCGGTGATCCAAACATGGAGATCAAAAGAGACGATCCCAATCGCCGTAAGAGTTTCCGTGCTAGACATAACTGTGAGAATCCTGGGCCTAAGTGGAAGGCTCGGTATTGGTCATGCTATCAATGGAGAGCAGGAGCAAAGGTAGACAACTAATGGCAACTAACGCAGAGCGCATGGATCGGATTGAAAGTAAAATTGATAAGCTCTCTGAAGTTCTCGTACAAATGGCACGAGTTGAAGAGAAACTGATTAATCAAGAAGAAGATCATAAGATCCTAAGAAAAGATATTTACGAACTATATGATAAAGTAGGCCAGATGGAAAAAGTGGTTCAAAAGAACCAAATAACAGTAAATATTATAAATAGAATCAGTTGGATAATTATCACAGGCGTGGTGGGTGGTTTCGGCACCTTAATCACCTACCTGTTCAATAAGTAAGGAATAATAAAAATGTCTGTTAAATCTATGCATACCGCCTTGATGGAAATGGCACAGAATCAATCAGAGGCAGTGGCTTATAATACAAAAGCTGCTAAATCTCGCTTGGATGACAGAAGAGAAACAAATTCTCGTATGTTGAAGAGAGATTTTAATAAAAGTGGAATTAGTCATACCCATTCAACAAAAGCTGGACCTGATGGCTCCAAGCACGATCACTTTGATATAGGTAAACATACTAAAGTTATAAGTACTCATAATAGTTACAAAGTTCTTCATAAGGGTAAAGAAACCCATTATCAAGGAGACCCCGAGCATAGGGATAACCGAAACCGGGTTATAGACAAAGTTTTACAGCATGTAGGAAAAAACGAGTCTGTTAAGATGCAAGAACGTGCGTCATGGGTGCCAGAAGCAATCACTGATGAAGATGCAGCCAACTTCATGGGTGCTGCAGCAGCTGCTAAGAAAGCTGGTAAGTCCCACTTTGACTTTGGTGGTAAGAAATACAAAGTTACCATGAAGCATGACGCTGCTAAGAAGATCGGCGAGTCTGCCGAATGCCCTACGTGCGGAGACGGCGAGTGCCAGTGCGAGCAGCCAGTAGAAGAAGCAAAAATTGATGAGGTTTCTTACAAGACCGCTATGAAGTCTTATCAAAAGGCAATGGGTCAGTCTAAAGATGCTGATGATGCAGGTGATAAGGAAACTGGCGACAAAAAATTTGATCAGGCAGTGAAGTTCGGTCGCTACGCTACTAAGAAATTTAAATCTAGCAGAAACAAGAAAAAGCTGGTAAGTACTTTAAGAAAAGAAGAGACTGTAGAGGTAGAAGAAAACTACACAGACAAGCAGGATGCTTCATACCGCGATGAGCCTACACCAAAGGGTGCACAGAAGAGATTAAAGGCTCTTCACAAGAAAGCTCTTGCATACCGTAAGAAGCATGGGGTATTCCCTAGTGTTCGGAAGAGACAGAAAGACCTTGCTATGAAAAAGGCTAAGTCGGATTTAAAGTTTGAATCTGTAGAAGAAGCTGTATCTGTAAAGAAGCAAGACTATAAGTGGGGTCGTATGATGACCGTACATCACGGCAAATCTCACTCCTATCCGCTTCATCCTGAACATCAATCGGCAATTAAAAAGCTTAGCGATGATCAAAAGACTAGCTTTAAAGATGAGACAGGTACTAAGGTAACTGCACATCGCCAGGGTGATACAGTGCACCTTTCTAGTTCTAAAACAAATAAGAAGACTCCAGTAGCGCATTCACACTTTACTGAATCTGTCAATGAAGCTGCAGGAACCGCACAACACAAGCCTACTCCAGAAACTTCTGATACCTGGGATAAGCAGCTTGCTACCCGTAAGGGAGAGAAAGATTTTATTGATCAGCATACTATGGATGTTGCTCTCGATGCTGAGAAGATCTATCAGCAGAATAAATATGAAGCACTGAGCCAGACTCCTGCTCGCAGAGGAGATCAAAAGGTCGGTGATAAGAATCCAGTTAATCCAGTTAAAGCAAATCCTATTGAAGGAATGAGAAAAGTCTTGGCCGGAATCCGAGCTAAAGGTTAATTGTAAAGGATATTATTATGTTGAAACCCCCTGCATCAAGACCAGACGCTGTACCTACTCCACAGGGTTGGGTCGACCCAACTACTGGTGAGATTCTAGTATCCAGATTGCTAAGCCAGAGACAAATCACTGAGTACAATAACTTTTACAATGTTTATTATGAGCCGAGTGATCAAAGTTCAAGTACAATCTCAGTTGAGAGTGTCTCTGGCTCTAGCGAATCACCTGAGCCTGAGTTATCATCAATGACAAAGGCTCAGCTGGCTGAATACTCCCTGAGTACATATAATGTAGAGGTAAATACTACTCAGACTAAAGCTGAAATGATTTCTGAAATTGAATCACTAAAAGGATAAGAAAATGTTAACACCACCTAAGAAGCGACCTGGGGCTATTCCTACATTAGAAGGATGGAGCTATAAGGGTAAGATTATTGCTAGACGAAAGATCTCTCAGTCTGATATCGATGAGTATATGGGTAAATCTCCTGCAGCGGCTCCTATCATTGAAGCAGATCCTGTAGTTGAAGAGGCTGCACCTACAGCAGAGCCTCTAATTGAAGCTGATCCAGAATCAGATGACTTGTCTTCTATGACTAAGGCAGAGCTCATTGAGTGGGGAGCTGAGATTGGAATCGAATTAGATTCAACTATGACAAAAGCTGAGATGCTTTCTGAACTTGAAGGTTGAGCTTTAAAGCTTTTTAATGAAAATATTTAATGAATATGTCGACGTAAATGAAGAGAACTACATTATCGTCGCAGCACAATATTATAGCAATCCCCAGTGCTCTAGTACTGAAGAGTTTTATGAAGACTTGAACAGGATCAAGTATATCAAGAGACTCATCAATCGGTACCAAGACACTGGTGATTTGTCTGATAGGTTACTGATGAATCATATCATAGTATTTTGTAATGTGTTTACAATTCCTATTGGTATCAAGCTCATGGCGCTGAAGTTGGAATATAAATATTGGTCAGTAATCAAACCGTTTTTAGTATATCTTAAGTATATTACAACGGAAGATCTATCAGGTATCCAGATGGATCAAAAAGTAGTAGAAGTTTTAAGGAAGATCTAATGGCAGTATCTACAATTGCTGATACCATTTACACATATAGATTCTTAAAACTCTTGGTGACTCCATTCCGTGAGACCGAGGCATTTAAGCTCGGGATCATTGATGAGAAAGGAAAGCGTCTAAAGGACAAGCAGATCACCACAACTGAGGAGCGGGCAGCGTTTAACCTGTTCCATAGACTAGTGTTTAATTTAAAGAGATTGATTGAATTGGCCCCTGGAGGAAGAACCAGGGTTGCGTCGTATGTTGCTGCATTGGCTCTTTTAAAAGAACACTACGATATTGATGTGAATAAGGCCCTCACTGAAATGAAGGTCAACTCACTTGATAAGAAGAAGATTCTAAAAGAGATTCAGCCTAAAAAGAAAAAGAAGGCTGAAGAAGAGATAGCAAATACGACCGCCGGCATTGCAATGATTCCTACACCTATGAAGTTTAAGGCGTTCGTTAGGAGAAAAAGGCCTAACTAATGTTCGCACTACTTGGATCCGTCCTTGGATTCGGAACGTCTTTTGCGCCTAAGATTTTAGACACGATCAACAAAGGTCGTGAGCAAAAGCATGAACTTGCCAAGATGAAGATGAATGCTGAGATCAAGATGCAGATGCAGGACGCTGAGTTCACGCATATGCAGGATATGGCACAGCACGAAGAGCACAAGCGCCTGATCGAGCATGACATTGCAATCTCCAAAGAGACCGGATTCTTTGCGGGTTTAAAGAAAGGTGTACGTCCTATTATTACGTACTGTTTCTTTGGCTTTTTCTTATTCTATAAAACCGTACTAGTAATGGAAGCGATGAAGGCTGGCCAGAATATGGCCGA